AGATGGATACAGAACTGCGTCAGATACTTGGAGTATAAAACTGTGAGTATTAAATTAGCAATCGTTAACATAGCCATACTTTTGTATGGCTATGTATTTTTAACAATACTAGGAGTAATATAAAATGACAAAAGAACTAAACGAAAAAAAGTTTTTCATTATTAAGCAACATAAGTTTCTTGGTAGTGTTAGCTACTACATACATAGTCATAAGCAGTTTAATCTTACAGACGCAGTAAGAAATATTCTTGCCCTTGATACATTAAACGAGGACAAGGAAAATGATTCTTATCACTTACAAGAAATTTCTTTTAGTGCAGTTGATAAACCACTTGTACTAACAGATGAAGTGAAAGACACAGAACAATCGGAAATGCCTTTCTGATTATCTCGCTAGGGTTTGTGGTTTAGGTATGAGCCACAAATCCTACAATAACCCATAAGGGTATGCATAAACAACATATGTTGTTATTGCATAGTGTGTACCGATAGAGGTACCACTACATGTTGATTTTTTGCTTGAAAATTAGGGAGGGCCCACCCCAAAATATATAGTAGGGGTCCCAAGGTCATACATATATGTAAGATTTAGACTCTTATAGCCAAGGTTTCAAAAATAGGGTATACAAAAAATATTATAAAAAATTTTATGGAAAATTTTTCAGGATTGACTCCAGACGAAAGAGCACGACTTCTGGATCTAGAAAAGAGTGTAGAATTAGATAAAGCCAGACCCAAAATCAAAAAAGACTTTTTGAGCTTCGTTAAGTATGTTTGGCCTGAGTTTATTGAAGGTTCTCATCACAAAAAAATTAATAAGAAATTTAATGATCTCGCTAGCGGGAAAATTAAAAGACTGATCATTAACATGCCGCCAAGACACACTAAGTCGGAGTTTGCCTCATACCTACTCCCGGCATGGATGGTTGGCCTCGATCCCCGATTAAAGATCATTCAAGCAACACACACGGCAGATCTAGCAATCGACTTTGGCCGTAAGACCAAGAACCTAGTAGACCAAGAAAATTACAAACAACTATTTGATACACGTTTGATGGAAGATAGTCAGGCAGCAGGGAAATGGAAAACTGAACAAGGAGGCGAATACTTCGCAGCCGGTGTTGGTGGAGCAATCACAGGTCGTGGTGCTGATCTATTAATCATAGATGATCCACACAAAGAACAAGATATTAAAAAAGATAGTAAGTCATTCGATAAAGCATGGAACTGGTATACATCAGGTCCACGTCAACGTTTACAACCAGGAGGTCGTATCGTTTGTGTTATGACACGTTGGAGTACCAAGGACATAACTGGACAATTAATCAAGGCTCAGGGAGAAGAGAACTCTGATCAATGGGAAGTTGTAGAACTACCAGCCCTGCTTCCTGATGGAAAACCCGTGTGGCCGGAATACTGGACCAAGGAAGAATTAGAGAAAACCAAAGCATCTATTCCAGTTAACAACTGGAATGCTCAGTATATGCAACAGCCAACAGCTGAAGAAGGTGCAATCCTTAAAAGAGATTGGTGGAAGAACTGGGAAGATAAGGATCCTCCACAATGTGATTTTATACTACAATCCTATGATACAGCATTTCTTAAAAAAGAATCTGCTGATTTTAGTGCTATAACTACGTGGGGAGTGTTTAAAGATGAAGAAGGTAGGGCTAATATAATATTATTAAATGCTTTCAAAGATCGTTATGAGTTTCCAGAACTTAGAAAAGTTGCTCATGAGGAGTATTTGTATTGGCGACCTGACATGGTGATCGTAGAGTCTAAGGCTTCTGGTATACCTCTAACTCATGAATTAAGAGATATGGGTATCCCCGTAATTAACTTTACGCCGAGCCGAGGAAATGATAAACATGCTAGAGTAAACTCAGTAGCACCGCTTTTTGAGATGGGATTAATTTGGGCTCCTATGCACGAACATTACGCTCAAGAGGTTGTGGAAGAGTGCGCATCATTTCCGTTTGGAGATCACGATGACTATGTTGACTCCACAACACAGGCGATTATGCGTATTAAACAAGGTGGCTTAGTTCGTAATAATGATTCATATAAAGACGAACCGTTACCAGATAGAAGTAAGTTAGTATATTATGGCTAGAAAACAAACATTAGATGCGATTATACAATTGTACAAAAAACTTGGAGGTAACACTTCCGAGGTCCTTGGCACAAAAACAAATGTAAATTTTTTAGGAAAGGGTAAGTCTCCCGAGTTGATGTTGGACATGGACATCAACCAAGAGGCATTAGGTGTATTACCGCAATCAAAAGCAATAGATGAATTAAAAAGTTCAGTTGGCTATGCCGTATCAGGTAAACTAAATGACATACAAGCAAGTCAGCTTTTAAAAAATATGCAGAAGATGGATGAAGTTTACTTCCCACCTGCAGCGCCAGCGAACATTACAGATCTTAAAACAGGTGTTAAAAATTTGGACCAAGAAGGTTTGATGTCTCTTAGAAAAGATAATGTTCCTTTCCCTGAAGTAGAAAATTATACGTCAGCGCCATTTACAGGTGCAGGACTTGAGGCAATCAAGAATGTTAAGAACAGTAATTTAATTGTAGATGACATTGTAAATAAAATTTATCTAAACGCAGGTGTTGCAGAAAATGCTCAACCAGTAGTTAGAGCAAATGCTAGAGAGTTTTTAAATAGAATAAAAGATTTAGAAGATCCAGAGTTTCCAGGTGGTACAACTTTATCAGGTATTATGGAAGCAGATGATTTTAAATTTATGACTGAAGGTGGTGGCGGAGGAATGGGTGATCCGTTTTTATTGGTACAAAAATATTTTGGACCAAAGGTTGCATCGTCAGTTGCACAGTTGGATAATGCAGATGACATACAAAAGTTTGCAGAAAATTTAGTTAAGATAAAAGATGCAAAAGGTAATACAATTACTAGTAGATACTTTGATCCTGAAATGATTGACCCTAATGACTTTGAGTTTCAATATGGTGGACGTGTAGGTTATTCGGCAGGTAGTATTGTAAGAGGTTTATATACAGCTGCACAGAAAACTGCGATCTTTAAACACTTAGGTGGTGAAGCAGGTTCAAATAAAAATTTTAAAAACCTATATAAGTTTTTTAAAAATCCAGACAGCGATCCAGCATTGAAAGATAAGATTGATGATCTGTTAAGAGAGAAAGGTCTTTTCAGAGGTGGTGGCTTAGCTAAGATCCTGGAGGTGTAATGACTCAAGCAGAAAGCTTTAGAAAATTTGTAAGAGAGTTTTTAGAAACTCCGCAAGGTAAAGACCCTATTTCAATTCCTGAATTAATAAAACTCCATAATAAAAAATATCCTAAAAATAAAATAAAGATAGGTGTAGGCGGAGCCATTAGTAGTTCAGCATACAAAGCTTTACAAACTAAAGATGGGCCAGAACTTAAGAAAAGATTAAATATCGTTTCTGGAAATACTGGATTAGACCCTAGTCTTAAAACAGAAATTAGAGGTAAAACTGTTGAACCAGCTATTTATGAAAGAACTTTTACCGACGGCTCTAAAAAATATTATGCTGCTCCTAATAGAAACGATAAAATATTTCGTCAACCTATTAGAGACTCAATAGAAGAGGCACGATCTGATTTAAAAAAATTTGATATAGAAAACCCTAAAGGAAAAACAGTTATACAAAAACAGGCAGAAGCTGTAGCTGAAAGAGGAGGAACTTTAGTAGACAATCCAAAGTTAAATAAGGCAATTGAAGACGCAAAGCTAGAGTTAAAAAACTATCATTCAAAAATAAAAGTAATTCATGTACCTAGTTTTGTAAACAAGCATTTAGGAACAGATGCAAAGCCTAGTTCAATAGCAAAATTTAAAAACGATATAATACCTGAAATTAAAAAAATAGGCATGGTTCAAACCTCTACATTAAAAGGTTTTAAGGCCCTAAGAGACTACCAACTTGCTACCAATATAAAAAAAGGAACAACTCCAAAAATTGCAGAGAAATATAATTTAAATAAAAAAGTTTTTGAAAGTGCAATTAAATCTGCAGACATAGCAGTCCCTGGTTTTAGAAGAAAGATACCTTTAAAATTTGGTGACGAAGCTGAAAGAAAAAGAGCCGCTAACAAAAAAGAAGTTGCTGCTCAAAGAAAATTTAGTCAAGCTACAATGGAGAAATTTTATTCGGGACCACAAGATTCTGGAATTCAAAAAAGTCATATGGGGGATAAATTTTTTACAGAGGTAACTGCAAGAAATTTGGGTTACGCTCCAGCTGTTATAAATCAAGAAGCATTAAAAGAATTTGATGAAAAATTAAGATCGTTAAAAAAGAAACAGCTACGACTTATAAAAAATAAACCGAATAACTGGAAACAAAAACTAGAAGAAGCAAATGTCAAAGGTATGAGGCTTGCTGCAGAAAGTGGTGGATACAAGACTTTTGAAACTATAGACCCATATACTTTAAAAAAATATGAGTATGGTGTTGATTTAAGAAAAACAATAGATCCATTAGATTTAACTGAAGGAGCTAGTTTAAAAGAAATTAAAAAATCGCAAACACTTAGAGATTTAATAGAGTTAAATAGACCTATGTCTATGGAACTTCAGAAAAAAGCAAATAAGATGATCCAAGGAGCTGATAAACTATCTCAAAGAGAACAATTAGTTCTATGTAGTTTATTATCTCGTGGTGGTTTACCTGGAGATTGTAAGGCTGCAATTCAAAATGATCCAGTAAAAGCAGCACAGGTTTTTGATGAAGCACCCAACACTAGTGGTGCTATGCAGAAAGTTAAACAAGCGGCTACCGGTTTCTTAGGATTCTTAAAAGGCCCTGGTCCAAAAACATTTGGTATCGGTGCCGGTGTTGGAGCTGCCGTGGGATTGGTCAAAGCATTTAGTAGTGATGACCCAACAAGTTATTTATCAAACGAAGACCAACAAAAAAATATGTTGGTTGATATGGCAACAGATCCTATTTCTATTGATATAGAGAGACCTGCAATACTGGACTATCAACTACCTGCATTAGGTGCAACACTTGCAGGAACAACAGCACTTGCTGCGCCGTCAACAATCAAAGCAAGTAAGTCTAGAGCTTTTGGTATTGAAAAGAAAAAACCAAGACCTGGTATGGCAAAAACAGGTTTAAGGGTTTTAGGAAGAGGACTTGGAATTGCAGCATCACCTGCACTACTAGCACCTTTTATGGCTGGAGATATTGCTAGTCAAGTTTCAGAAGGAGACTCATTTACAGATATTGCAACTAATCCATTAAACTATACATATCCAATGTTTGCTGAACAAACAGATAAATTAACTAGAGGATTAAATCCAACGATTAGAAAAGTGGCTAGACTAGGTTTACCTAAAATTGCTCTTAGAGGATTATCTAGAGCAGGAATAGGTGGATTTGCAGCTTCTGCAGTGATACAAGGTATGGGATTATTAGATGACTAAAAAATTAACAACGACGATACCACCACTTAGAGGACCGAACCCACAAGGGTTGAATGTTCCTGAAAAAAAGATTATAGTGGTGAAGAACTCGGAGAAAAATAATGGCAGATATAGACAAAGCTTTACCCAACGTAGAGCAGGAAATAAAATTACCTAGCGAACAGGAGATTGCAGAAGCATCTCAAGATAACGTTGACGAACAAGTTGGACCTGAAGATATTCAAGTTGAACAAGATGAAGATGGTGGAGCTACAATTACTTTTGATCCGGAGGCCGTAAACCAACCGGGAACTAACGAGCATTTTGATAATTTAGCAGATCTATTACCTGAAGATGTTTTAGGTAGTTTAGGTTCTGAACTTTATGAAAACTATATGCAGTACAAATCATCAAGAAAAGATTGGGAAGATGCTTATACCAAAGGTTTAGATTTATTAGGATTTAAATACGAAAACAGATCACAACCGTTTACAAATGCAAGTGGTGCAACCCACCCTGTATTAGCTGAAGCGGTAACACAGTTTCAAGCACACGCTTACAAAGAATTACTCCCAGCAACTGGTCCAGTACACACTCAAATAATGGGTATAGTCAACAGACAAAAAGAAGACCAGGCTACAAGAGTAAAAAATTTCATGAACTATCAACTCATGAACGTGATGAAAGAGTATGAACCCGAGTTCGATCAGTTACTTTTTTATCTCCCTCTTAGCGGCTCTGCATTTAAGAAAGTTTATTACGATGAACTACTTGGTAGAGCCGTGTCTAAATTTGTTCCGGCAGATGATTTGATAGTACCTTACACAGCAACATCTTTAGAAGATGCAGA